GGGTCGTCATCAAATGGCAATAACAAAAACATCATCTCCACAGTCTTAAGGACAGCAGCGGAGACAGATAAATCAAAGCGGGAATAATCAGTAACAAACCAAACATCATGGTTCATAAGATTCAAACGACTATCCCCGCCGACACCGTTGAGCTTATTCATACGAGCTTCGATGTCGAGCCCCTTGACCAAATTTGGATGATCGACCAGAGCGTGTTCCAGAGCGCTGATGTATGGGCCGATTATCGCCAGAAAGCCGTCGCTCGGCGGTGAAATGTTGCGCGGGTCCCCGAGCGTTGTGCTTGTTTCCACTTTTATGAAATTCTTCACTTCTGCGTGTTTCTGGCTGGGTCCGCTGAGCATCATCTGCTCCCGAGCGAGTCTCAATTGCTCGCGTCTCTTGACGGGATACCGTAACAGCCACTCCTCGAAATCTAAAGGCGCTACCAACGCAGTTGTTCGCATCAGTATCACTTTCTCGACGTACTCTAATGCCCTCATCCCGAGCAAACCAATCTGAGACAGAAGCCGTTCGATAAGCACCAACCTTGACAATCCATTGGGACAAAGACCTCGCATGATTTTCGGAGCACCCAAGCAAGAGCGCGGCGGTCGCAATGTCATCAAACCAGATGGAGAAGTCCGTTTGCTCAAACTCAGAAACTTCACAATCAATAGAGCCCTTCTCAACAAACACGATTTGCTGCTTCGCACCAGGCCAAGAGACTTCAAATTGAAGCCTGGCCCCTTCACAAGGTATAAATTTGGAAGTAACTGTGCGTCCAACAATGGGGCCTGGCAAAGCTTTAGGTTCCGATGGACAAAGGGAACCAGCAGGACTGGCTGGAACAAAGCCAATATAGGCTCCACCTCGCTGTCCAGTCGAAGGCTGATCTCTTGTTGGCCTGTCCACGGTTGGTTGACATGGTACACTAATGGGCTGTCGCGGTGGAGAGAGGCTAACGGGTGGTGGAACATTGGGGTTGAAATTAAAGGGACTGAGAACTGCAGCCCCTTTTCGTAATACATCGTGAGGTGGGGCAGTGGGCGTGGGATTTTGCGAAGCACACGGGTTTCTAAAGAAGTTATCATGTTGGCCGTTGACTTCGCCGGCACTGCTGATAGAATGTTGATCACCGCAGGAAACATTTGGCGCGGCCGGAGTCGGAAATCGCTCCTTGCCAAATCCTCTCAACAAATTACTACGCCAGGATGAATTGTTTCGCGGTGTATAAACTTCATAAGTCGGGACGATATGATGAGGAAACGTCCACTCGGCGCAATCACGGACATAGGAATGATCCACTATCCCGTCCAACACAAACGCCAAAAACACGGGCAACAATCGACGAACAACCAACAAACAACGGTAAGCCATAATGCGCGTCCAAGAATAACTAGTTGGACTACCAGAAAATGATGTGACATAAGGCAACACATGAACAGCGTCAGAGTCTGACAAATACGCAACAAGCTGGAACCAAGAGGAAATATCACTCTTATTGGTTCCTTTAGATGCCATCTTTGCAGACAGCATAGAGCGCATGGTATCCCCATACTTCTCATCACGTGGGCAAGAAGCCATAGCCAGAGCAACATCAGCAATAATCTCAGATGGACAAGAAATTTTGGAAGCACCTGATCCCATTTCAAAGGTCTCATCAGTCAAGTTGCGTGTCACAACCATCCCAGATATCATGGGCAAGGCGTTATCCGACTTCTTTTGCAACACCGTAATGCCAGTTCGCTTATAAACTCCAGCAGCGGGGTACAACAAATACAACCTCGAATCCATGTAAGTCCCGACACGCACGTAAACAAGCGCTTTGTCACGGCCAACAACACTACCCTCATTTCCCCAAT